TGTGGATTGCTTCTGGCTCCGTTTTGTTTTGACTTCGTTAATCGAAGCTTCGGATATTTCCGAGACTTGACTCAAACCGGCGTTAGACGCGATTGGCTGGCGTAACCGTTACTGAGGCTAGAAGGGACGCGTCCTCGCGATCCCTTCGTTTCTCATATTTGGTGCAGCTGTACACGTCCGTTTTCTCTTAAGTGTAGGTGATAGGATAGGGTGAGAACGCGGGCGCCACGTTTTAGCTTTTTCTAGGACGTCCCCAGTGGTTTAATACCTCGGAGCTTCGGCTCTCGGGTCCTTCCCCCCCCGGGTGGTGTAGTTAGTTGGGTCCCCAGGGTTGTTTCATCAGCGCTTCGTTGTTTTTAAAAACAATGTCAGCGTTGAACGCTGCCGAAGTGCGCTTTGCGCACGAGTGCGGCGGCTCCATCCGGCCGGTGCACGGGGACTACATTGTCGCCCGTACCTTCCTCGCCGCCTTCGGATTGGAGTTCAACGACGTTCCCGCCTTCGGCGCGCTCGTCCGTGCACGTGCTGACACGCGTGACCTATCCGGTCTCCGCGTGTATGCCGACGTCTTTGGTGTCGTCACCCGCGTCCATGTAATCACCGACGCCGCGAAATTCGACGCGGCTTCGTACTTCACTGTCGGCCTGGCTGGTCCTACCGCCCGGTTGATCTTTGATGTCGACGGCGCTACTGGTCGCGTCTCGCACGCTCGTGTCGTCTCGTCGGCTTCTGCCGACAACCGTACAGCCACGCGCGACAGATTCCAGCGGTTGATGGATGCGGCCCTCCGTGCTTCGTCCGATCCGCTGTCGCGCAGCGTGCCTTCGCCATTCGGGCTGTGCAGCGTCGCCCCAGATTGGTCGCTCTCTCTGGTGGTTACGGTCGGTGCCGCTGTCAGCGACGCCGAGATGGACATTGTCCGGACGAGCTTCCCCAGTCTCGAGGTGAAGTTCGCTCGCAGCAACCAGACGCCTCATGCCCTCGCCCGCGCCATGACCGACTGCTACCGGCGGCTGCACGACGTCTTTGTGCGAAAACACACTCATGCGGGTAGCCGCATTGTTGAGTGTGGTAGCGGTGGTGACATTGGCACCAACGAATTGCCGACCACTGTTACAGCGCCCGTGCTCTCTGCGCGCGACGTCTGTCGCCGTGACAACGCCGTCGCGGCCATGCTCAACAGACTGCGACGGCGGTTGGATACGACCCCCGATGCGATCGTTACTATTGCGCGCCTCTTTGCGGGGCTCGCTCTGATGGATCCGCTCGCGCACCAGGTCGTCCGCGATGCCGTTGCGGCCCAATCTGACGAGCGTCAGGTTGCTGTCAGCCGCGCCGTCGGCGAATTGTGCGCCGATCCTGAGGGTGTTATGCCCGGGACCGTCCGAAGCGACGTCATCATATTGTTCCACGTGGCGTACTATTTCTCGCCGCGCGATTTATTTGAACATATGGTTTCGTCGCCGACCGCCACCGCCTACGTGACCCTGCACTATATGCCCCACCTGGCTATAGTTGATAGCGCCTACGACCCGCTGACTGGTCACACTGCTACCGTACTCGGGTCGGATGTCGTCTTTGGGTTCGACGGTGACCATGCTGGCCACTATCGCTGCCCGCTCGACAACTACCTCGCCTGGGTCACACTGCCGCTGACGACAGAGTTCCGCGGCCACGTGTTCCATTGTGAACCCGTATTGTCGGTCGGTTCGATCGTCACGTTCCGTGTACGACGAACGAACACCGACATCGTGACCGTGGAGCGTGGTCTGCGCCGGTTGTTCCCGGGTTTCAACCGGCTGATTGTGGCCCCCATCGCCGTTAACGGGATTCGCCGCACTCACGCCGTTGGGTTGTCGCATGAGGAATACACCTCGCTTGCGATGGCCGCGGCCAGTTTTCGTTCGCGTCCTAGCCGCGACGAAATCAGCCGGATGCTTCGTTCACGGATGCGCCGTATCAAGGTGAACAACACGATCGTCTCTGACGAACGGTTCAGTAGCCTTCGACTCGAGGACCACGAGTGTATCACTCAGTACCTCCAGACAACCACGATCGACCTGCCCTGTGCCGCGCCTGTCGACCCGTTCGCTGAACGTGTGTCGCCGCTGGGTTTGCTCGGCGCCGCCGTCGTCGGGGCCGCCGCCGCTGCCACCGTGGCTGGTGTGTACCGCTATCATGCCGGGTCGGTCGTGCGGAAAACTTCTGCGTTGCAGAACTACGTCGCCGACTGTGAAAGGTACGTTTATGACTACACGTCTACGTACCCCCCGGCACTGCTGTCACCGCCCGCACCACCATTCGTCGGTGTGCCGGCGGTTCCTGTACCGGCCCTGACGCGCAACCTCGGGGCTCGGCTGCGCGCTCGGGTCTACACGTGGCTCGGGCGACACGCCTGCGACGCTTACGTCATTCCGAGCCTACGTGCGCTGCACGAATTCGTGCCGGCCTGGCCTTGGACCGATGTACAGCTTTCTGGCTGGCCGATGCCTGCATTCACCGTGCACCGGGCCGTGTGGGCCACTGTCTCGAGCCGCCTTACGTGGTTGGCTGCTGCCGCGCCCGCCGGGTTGGCTGTCTTCGCGATGGCCAACCGGCTGCTCACTCGACACACGAGAGCAGTCATCGACCGCAGCGAGTTCCTCCGCGAACGCTTCAACTCGTTCGCCCGACCGGCTGTTCCCAGCCACTCGCTGCTCTACGGTGCTGCGTTTCTTGTGGGCACCGTCGCCCCTTTCTGCCCCGCCACCGCCGCCGCCGTGACCGCCACCGGCCTTATCGTCGGTGGCGTCGCCGCCTTCATGGACTGGGTGCGACGCTGGCAGAATACCCGCCTCGTCATTGAACGTGACCCGACCACTGCGTCCGAGCGGTTTCTAAAAATCGCCACGCAGTTCTCCGATGCTGTGGTGCCCCAGGTCCTCGACGTTGACGCACTCTTCGTCGATGAGAAACTGGTCTCTGGGTTGGGCGCGACGAGACGGACGGCGCGGGCCGAGCCGAAGCCGACGCCGTTGTCTGCCGGCGAGCGCGACACCCTCGGTGAACTGCTCCGTCGGTTCCTCTCCGCTGAGGCGATCCAGCCCACGCTGCCCGTCGAAATTCTCGACGTGGCGGAGCGGGCGCGGCTGCTCGACCCGCCAGGCCTACCGCCCGCCGCTGAACCATGGTTCGACAACGCGATGGACCGGTTGCTGTCGTTTGTCGACGGAGCTCCGGTCGAGTGGCTGCGCTGCGACGACTTGCGTTTCGCCACTGCGGTCGAGCGACCTAGCCGAGGCGACGCCGCACCTGTGCTGCTGCAGGTCGACACTGGTTGCACTGCCGTTACGGTGTGCTCCAATGACCTGCAGCGCGCCGTGGTCGAAGAGCGTTCCGCCTGGTTTCTGTACGGCCCGCTGTTCGAGGCCGGGCGGCCGACTGATCTCGTGCCCGGTGCCTTCATATACACGTATGAAGGTGGGTACGTTTCGCTTGAGTACCGGCCACCGTTCGCGACCTCGCCGGCCCCTGTCGTCATGGTCGAGCCAAACGACGTGTTTGACGACCTCGCCGGCCTGGACGCCCCCGTCGGTGCTGACCCGCCGGCGGCTGCCCCGCAGCAAACGGAGCGATCGCGGCCTGCACCGGTACCACTGCCTGCACAGCAGCGGCCGCCCGCGCGCGCCGTTCTTCCCGCGCCGGCCATTCGACCGGCGCCGGTCGTGTCGTCCGGGCCGCGGCGGGTGCGCCCCGACGTCTCCATCAGCGAGGCCCACCGTCGTGGCCGTCGTCGGGCCGCCGTTGCGGCCCCTCGCCCCTCGTCGGGAGCGGTCGCCGCCGCACTCCCGGCCGCGGCGCACGCCGCCCCCCAGCGATACCGCCCGCCAGCGGTCCGCCGTGCACCGGACACGGAAGGCGATGTCTTCCGCGAATTGTACGTGCCGGCCAAAACCGGTCGTGTGCACAAACATCGTGGGGCTGCTGCTACGGCAGCTATGTGCGCCGTCTACCGCCGCGACCCGCACGCGCGTATAATTACGGTGGGACTGTTCGGATCTTCCGACACTGCCTCGTCTGTGCTGAGGCTTTTCTCATCTGCGCGCCTCGTCGTCATCGAGGAGAACGGCGGGTCCGCCCGTGGTCACGTTATCCATCCGATCGCGGCGCTCAGCCGGGTGGCGGCGGCCGGTGACCGTCTGGCCGCTGACACGTACGTCATCTGCTGCCTCACAGGCCTCCCCAACTCGGCCGTCGCTGAACTTCATCGTTTATTCAGCGACCAACCCAACGTCATCGTTACCGGTTCTTCCGGGTTGCCGTGGCAGTTGGGTGGCCACGAGCTGTTGCTGCCCTACTCGGCCGCCCCTTTGAGGACCCACATCGGTGAGTTCCCATTACCGCGCATCATCGACGTTGCTGCTGTCGACCGGTGTGCACACTGCCACACGCTGGTCGCTCTGCTCGAGTCGATCCGGCGGTCGCCTGACGCGTTTGGCGGGCTGTTGGCTCGCTGTCAGCTATACACGCTCCGTGCGCCGCCCGTGGCTCGCTCGTGCGTGGCGCCTCGCCTCCCGACGGCTGTCGCGCCGGCGCCGGCGTTGCTGCGCGACTCTTTGGCCGCTCAGGCGCGGGTCGCCGACCAGCTTGGTGCACTGTTAGACACTGCGTACGCGCCTACGCGCGTCAGTGCTGCATCGCGCGTCGAGCCGCAGTACCTGCCGCGCGTCATTGTCCCCCACATTGTGGTGGCGGAAAATGCTGACGCCGTTATCGGCGTTGCGGCTGACTTCTTCACGCGCGAGACTGCCGCAGTGTACCGAGCCGTCGCCGATATCGTGGAGGAATTCGGCTTTTCGGTGCCGACGGTGCCCGATGTTACTAAGGGCATCGACTTGGAGGAACCTGCCGAGTTCTACGTGCGCGATTACAAATTGGCGCACGTCTCCACTGTGGCCGGTACCAAGGAATCCGTCCGTACGTCGGGTTCCCTGCAGTATTTTCACGCACTCCATGTCGTGTCTGCCCAGGCCGAGCGTGGTCGGGTTGCCCTGCACTGCAACGTCGAGAGGGTTGTGCACTTCGACGGTGTCGCGGGCTGCGGTAAGACGACCAAAATCAAAGCCCTGGTCGCCAAATATGGTCGTTCGCACGTGCGCGTGTTCACCCAATCGACTGCCGGGCGCGACGAGTTGGGTGCCGAGGTCGGAGCACGTACCATCGCTTCTGCACTCGTCAACATTATATCGGTTTGCGGCAGCGCCGATGTTGTCATCTTCGACGAAGCCTCGATGATGCACCCTGGTGTCGTGGTGTTTATCGCGGCGCTGTATGGTGCGAGGGTCGTCATTTTGTTCGGTGATTCTAAACAGATCCCGTTCATTTCGAGAGACCCACATTGGCTGCAGCCTGTACCGCCGTTGCCGTTCAACGCGGTTGTGGTCAATCTGCGCCACACTTACCGCATGCCCCTCGATGCCGCCGCAGCGGCCTCGACCGTTTATCGATCGGCCGTTACAACCAGCAACGCCATCGACTGCTCGATGTCGTTTGAATATGGACAGCCCTTTTCCGCTATTAACCGCGGTATCCCTGGCGTGGTGTATCTCACCATTACCCAGCAGGAAAAGGTCGCAGTGGCAGAAGTCGTTCGACCCGCTGTCGTGCGAACCGTGCACGAAGCCCAGGGCTTGTCCACGCCCGACGTGTGTTTGGTGCGTTCGTTCGAGAAGAACGTGCCTCTATTCGAGCCCGAGGCAGACGGTGTGATGAACGCACACATGCTTGTCGCCATCACTCGTCATACCAGAAAATTCTGGTATGTGTCAGTCATACCGAAGACGGCCGACACTCTCGGTGCCGCCATTGAGCGGGCCTGCGCGACCGGGAGGGCGTCGCGAGCTCCGGCTGAAGGCGACATGTTCGACTCGTCCATACCGGCTTATGAAATGCGCGAGGTGGTTCGCGCTGACATTTCGACGGCGTCGCCGCTGAACCAGTTCGAAATATCGACGGTTCGCGGTGGAGCGTCGGGCCGTGGTTCCCGCCGCCGACCTGCTGCGGTGGCCCCGGTGGACCGGGTCACGGCGTGGCCTTGGCCAGCTGGCGATGTCAAGCTGGTCATTTCCAGTGAGATCACGCAACTGCGGTTTTCGCAGATGTCCACGAACGATGGCATACTGCACCCGCCTGACCAGCGCGTCACAGTGCGGACCTCGCGCGCGCCGGCTGCCGGTCAGAATGACTGCTGGTACACAGCGTTGCGCCCGCTCTTCAACGCTATGGGCGCTACGACTATCAGCGCAGCGGCACGGCGTATCGGTATCCGCGTCGGTGACGCTCCGTACCTCTCTGACGTACTGCGGCGCGTGGCTGTTGAACTCGGTGTACCATATGCCAGCGCCGCCTGTGACGTGTCGGAATACTCGCACTGTCTGCGAGTCCACACAAAACCCGATCGGTCCTGCGATCGGTGCATCGGTCTGACAGTGACGCACGGTGCTGTCGGTCACGTCGAGGTCGTCCCTCGACACGCGGCTCAGTATCTCGTGTGCTACCGGGCCGTCAGCGTTCTCGACGTCCCCGTCGGACGTTCCGCGCGACCGTTGCCGGACGCGACCGGTGACGGGCTTGATTTTCCGGTCGGCAGCCTCATGACTACCGGTTCGGTCGCGGCCCGTGTGCCGGCCGCCGGCCTTCTGGACGCGGTGGCTTGGCTCGACCCTGCCGGTGCGTCCGTTGAGGGTACCCGCGCGGAACTGGTCGAGCTACTGTCGATTTCCGACCAGTTATCTGAGTCGTTGGTCACACCGATCTACGTACCGGCACGTGAAGAACAGCGATACGACGTTTGCCGGCGGCTTGTCCGCACTGGCGACGTCGACCATCTCCAGGAGGTATATAATACCTTCGTGCCCCGCGTCGCGGCTGTCGACCCGTCGTTCGACGACTTTGTCAATGCGACGTCGCCGATCAGTGTCACTAACGGCAACCTTCGACTTACGGAGGTGGCTTTTTGTGACTCCATCCGACCACCGGCCGACCGGAACCCATCTGTTTTGCGCACCGGCTGCTACCCCGATAAGGCTGTTACGGCTTCGGAGCTGCTGCTGGCGTGCAACGAGAGGAATTGGAACGTGCCGGCCCTGATCTCGCCGGCCTCTCGCGCCGTCTTTTCCGTGACCCATGTGCGCGAGTTTTTCGACGCGTACTGCGTCGGCGCGACCAGCGCCATGGTGGCCCAATTTCGTGCTTCACCGATTGCCACCGACTACGCGTTCGTTTCCGGATGGGTGCATAAGCTAACCACCGACAAGCTGCACCGCTACGCTGACCTGCGGCCGTTGGCCGACGCCGACCGCTCATATGAGCTGTCGCTTCGGCCGGGCTGCAAGGTCACCGGCACCGATTCGATCCTGCGTAAAGTGCCAAAAGGCCAGGTCCTGAATGTGATGGCCCCGGAGTTTGTGGCTTATTTCTCGCCGCGGTTCCAACAGATCCTGACTAGGATACGAGCCGTTCTCCGGCCGTCCGTGGTACTCGCCATCGGCTACAATCAGGCACACATGTCAGCCTTCGCCGGTGCGTTCCTGGACCCGCAAGTCCAGTACGAGCATTACGAGTGCGACATGTCTGCCTTCGACAAGTCGCTCGAGCGCACTATGTTTTCTGGAGTGCTCGAGCTATACCGCTCATTCGGATTGTCTGATGCCGACTGCGAGCTGTGGGAAATACTTCATCGGCTGACGTTGTCCCGCAGCCGGGCTGGTATATCGTTTTACACGAGCTACCAGACCAAGAGCGGTGATCCAGCCACCGCACTCGGCAACACCCTGGCCACTATGATCGCGTTGGCACGGGTAATGCACGCCGTGTCCCCGCAGTTGTCCCTATTCATGGGCGACGACTCGCTATTGTTTAGCGAGAAGGCCGTTCCGATGGCCGCCTTTTCGTTTGACATGGCCATGCGCACCAACTTCACCGCCAAGATGCTCCGACCGCCACTCGGCGGTTTCTGCGGGGGCTTCTTCGTGAGCGATGGTGTGACTTGGAGGTTCATGACTGACCCCATCAAACGCATCGAGAGGTTGGGTCGCCAGGACAATCCTGACATCGACGTTCTGGCTGATCGCTTTGTCAGCCTTGGCGACCTCGTGCGCGACTACTCTTCTGTTGTGCACAACGTAGCGTTGAGCCGGGGCCTAGCTGCCCGGTACCGCGTCCGTGCCGACTTGAGTGACGCGCTGGTTACTCTATTCAACCTCGGCAGCGATTTTACCGCCTATCTGTCGCTATTTGGCGTGGAGTTATCTGAGGCACGGCGCGTCGACGTTCTGCGTCGCGCCATTGTGCGCTTTGCCGCTCGATAAAAACCCCACTAACGCCTTTTGTCCATAATGAAGATGAATACTGTGTCTGTTATTGTGGTTATCCTACTACTCGCCGGCACAGTTGTGTCGCCGCCGCCGTATTGTCGTAACCTTTGCGACGTGCTGCTCTCCAAAAACCGCAGCATTAGCAACGTGTTCGCCAACGGCCGCTGCGCACCTGGGGCTAACATACCGCTCCAGCAGGTGTACCGCTCTCTGGTGCGCCGCAGCTCGAACGCGGTTCGTTGCCCTCCCTGTTGGTAACTGCCATGTTCAAGCGCTGTCCCAGGCCGCCTTCGTGGGGGCCTGAGTATACCGCCTTCGTGATCGGGCGAATCCCTTCGCTTCCCCGGGTCCCGTTGGTGATATATGCCCCGCCGCACAGTGGTAAGTCAACGCTGTGCGGTGGTGTGCCCGGTATCTATGATACTGACTACCTAGCCTATTGGCAAGGAACGCCGAAGGTCGTTGTCACCAACATACCTGAAGCACTCGCCATTGGTATAACAAGCGTGGCCGTCCTACCCGACGAAGCCACGTTCCGCGCCCGACTGCGCGCCCGCTCTATTGTAGCTGGTGCGTATCCGACGTTTCCGGAGCGCGTCATTGTCGTTCATTCGAATGACTTCTTGGGTGACATCGATGAAATCGCCGCCTTGCTGCGTGCGCACATCTAGTGTCGCCCACTCTGTTGGACGGTGGTCGATACTTCGGCCACCCGCCACCTATGTGCGGCCGGTTTCTACGGTTCTTTCCCGGCATCACTTGCACCTGAACCGAACGTCCTCGTCTATCTGTTCTGCAAAATTCTGTCTATCTGTTCTGCAAAATTTTTCTGAACCGAACGTCCTCGTCTATCTGTTCTGCAAAATTCTGTCTATCTGTTCTGCAAAATTTTT